ACCTATGTAAATGATGTTCACAAACTTGAAAAAGAAGAACTACAACTAAAAGTAGAAGTCGAAAAGATGAAAACAATTATTTCAAACATTAAAAAAGAAATGATTATCACAGAAGAAAAGATTGATAAATATAAAAAGAACGAAGAAACATTCAATAAAGCAACAGAGTTAAGAATTGATAAGGCACAGAAAGAAAAAGAACTTAAACTGTTAGAGGAAGATTTCAAAAAGATTAACGAAGCAGTTACCAAATCTCATATGAAAATTGGTTCTCTAACTGAAAAAGTAGCTACCCTTCAAGTAGCTAAAAAAGAATTAGAAAATTATAGAAATCAATTTGCTGCTTATGATTATTTTATGAAAGCAACAAGTTCAAATGGAATTTCCTATGAGATTATCAAGAAGAAACTTCCAATAATTAACGAAGAGATTTCAGCAATTCTTTCTAACATTGTAGACTTTCAAGTTTATTTTGAGGATGATGGATCTAAACTAAATATTATGATTGAGCATCAAAACTCAGAACCAAGACCAATCGAAATGGGTTCGGGTGCAGAGAAATCAATTGCTGCTATGGCTATTAGACTTTCTATGCTTCAAGTATCCAATCTTCCTAAGTCAAATCTATTCATACTTGACGAGCCAGGAACTGCTCTTGATAATGAAAACATGGAAGGATTTATTAGAATACTAGATATGATTAAAAATTATTACGATACTGTTCTTCTTATTTCACACATGGATGCTTTGAAAGATGTTGCAGATCAAATTATTACAATTGATAATATTGATGGATTTGCAAAGATTACTATTTAGTATATGGCTTTTATATTACAACATTGGAAATTAATAGCAGGTATAGCATACACAATTGCTATACCTGCTTATTTTAGTATTAAATCTGATAATGCAGTTAAAAATATGGAATCTGCTTTAGATACTTCACAACAATCTAATCAAAAACAAATAAAAGTTTTGCAAGATGCTGTAAAGGATCAAAGAGAAGCATATGACAAAATGTTCAAAGATTATCAAGATAAAGTTAAAAAACTTGAAGAAGACTACCAAAAAGATTTAAAACAAGTTAAAGAGAAACAAGTAAAACAACAAAAAGATTTGCAAGAAAGATTTACTGATCCAAAAGTTGTTGATAAAGAATTAGAAGAAAGGTTTGGACTTAAAAAATGATTACATTACTACTGTTAACAAAACTAGCATTTGCACAAGACTATGCGCCAATTAAAAAAGGTGAAATAGCACCATTGTCTGGTACTATTCTCGCTCCTTCTGGTATGGCAACTATTATTGCTAAATGTGATGCAGATACTGCCGAAGCAAAACTAAAAGGCAAGTACGATTTAGATAAGCTACAAACTGAATGTGACTTAAACGAAGAAAAGTTACAATATGATTTAGATTTACAAATTAAAACTAGTGAAGAAATACTTGCAATAAAAGACAAAGAATTAGAAAAAACATATGAGATAATAAAATCAACAAGCAAAAAAAATACATCACTTTGGATTGGTGTGGGGTTTGTAGCTGGTATTGCTACGTCCTTTGGGACTATTTATATTCATAATCAAATTGAGGATTAAATGAGTTTTTTAATTGCTAACATACCACCAGTTGAAATATTTATAAGAAAAGAATTTTTATATGATTTTGAAAAAAAAGATAATAAATTAGTTGGTTTTGGAGAATTTGAATCAGCACACTGGATAACTGTAAAGTCTATTCCAAACCAAGCATTATATTTTGAATCTTTTGTTCATGAATATGGTGCTTTATATGATAAACTTCCGATTCATGCTTATGTTTGGAAAAAAGACATAAAAGAGGAAGAACAATACCCGTTAGACTGGCTTCAGCTATGGGATTGTTTTTCTTACAATATTTCAGTTATTAAAAAACAAAGGTTAAGGAATGCAAGATGCGAAGTAGTAATGAAAGATAAGTCTTTAGCGTTAGGAACATATTTATTTACTATTGATTCTTGTTCTTCAGATCCAAATGAGGTTGATGTTTCCTGGTCTGAGACACCAAACGAGCATAAATCTTTTAATATTATTAAGTTAGATAATGGTCAATTTGCAGCACAACCTAATAATAGAATTTTATGGAAGCATCAGTCAATGACGCCATCAGATAAATTAAAAGTACCTTATTTTAAATTTTCTACAAAACAGTGGATTTGTGAAAATAAAGATAGATGGTCTTCTTCAAAAGCAACCAAATTTAACTATGATGAATAAAAATGAAAGATCCAAATGAAATTGTAAAAATAGAAAAAGCCATAGCACAAAAGTATGGTGAAGATACAATAGCAAATCCAAAACATTATTGGAATGAAGAAAAAGAAAAAGAATATGTAGAGCAATTAAAAGAATTATCAGCAATACAAACAAAACAAGAAGAAAAAGACCAAAAAATAAATATTGATGGTATTTTTATTTCTAAAAAACTACTTAATAAAGATAGCAAAAGAACTTGTCCTATTTGTTCTGTTTATTCATTTAGCAGCAAAGACGATCTATATATGAATAGATATGAATGTTGTTACAAGTGTTATATTCAATGGGTAGAAGGAAGAGAAGAAAGATGGAAAACAGGTTGGAGGCCAAATGAAAGTAACGTTAACAAGAAGTGAACTAAAACAAATAATTCAAGAAGAATGGAACAGAGCAGAAGCTTTGGAACAAGGTTCTCCAACTGACGGATATGACGAAACAGTCGAGGGACAAGATCAAGAATTAGATTATGAAGGTTACATGACAAAAAGCCAACTTTTTAAAATTGGTGAATATGCTTTAAAACTTCACGATATGATTAACGACGGCGATAATCTACCAGAGTGGATGCAATCAAAAGTTTCACAAATGGAAAAAGATATTGGCTCTGTTTACCACGCACTTGAATATGATATAAAAAGAGGAACTATATAATGGCTACAACCCTTGAAATAATCCAAGGCATCTCACAAGCTGCCGCAAACGCATACGACGGCTCACATATGGCAAAATATAATGCTGATGGTGAGGAAAGAAAGATCGGACTTCGTAGAGAAGACGGTGATCCAATATTGGACTCAAGAGTTATTGATGGTTTTAAAGTTAAGTTCAAAGGCAACAAACTTTGTATTACTTACCAAAGTGAAATTTCTATGAAAGAAGTTCATAAAGGTCCAAAGTTTGAAAATGAAATGGAACAAGTTATGGCTGACATTGTTAAGTTCTTAAAGAAAGAATATAAGACAATTACAAAAAATAGTTTATCCCTAAAAGCAATTGGAGAAGTTGATATTTTTGTTCAACCAATTTCAAGAACCAGAACAGACCTTAGAATGTATCAAGAGTTTGAAATTTCTTCATTAGATAAGAAAGCAGTTATTTCCGTAGGGCTTCCAAGTGAAGATATTGTAAATGACGTAACAAGAAAATTTCTTGCTATGGGAAGAGAGAAAGCCAAGAAACCTTCAAATATAACAAGACCAGACGAAAAGAAAAAAGAATAAAATGAAAAATGTCTACAGCATACAAATTAACAAAAGAACAAGTTAAGTCCGAAATTGTAAAGTGTGCTAAAGATCCAATTTATTTTCTAAACACATACGCAAGAATATCGGACACACAAAAAGGTCCAATACCTTTTAGAACTTATAGTTTTCAAGACGAAGTTCTAAAAGATATGAAGGACTATCGTTTTAACGTAGTTCTAAAAGCCCGTCAGTTAGGTCTTTCAACAATCGTAGCAGGTTATATAGCTTGGCTAATGTTGTTCCACAGAGATAAGAATGTTCTTATCTTAGCAACTAAATTACTTTCAGCAGCAAACATGGTTAAGAAAGTTAAGTATATTATTAAAAGTTTACCAGATTGGTTAATGATTGCTGATGTATCAATCGACAATAGAAACTCATTTGAACTTACAAACGGTTCACAAATTAAAGCTTCCGCTACGTCTGGTGATGCTGGACGTTCGGAGGCTCTTTCTTTACTTGTTCTGGACGAAGCTGCGTTCATTGAGAACATGAAAGACTTGTGGACAGGTGTATATCCTACGCTTGCTACTGGTGGTCGTTGTATTGGTATCTCAACTCCAAATGGTGTAGGTAATTGGTTTCATCAAACTTACTTAGATGCTGAGACAGGCACAAATGAATTTCATCCAGTAAGATTACATTGGTCAGTCCATCCAGATAGAGATCAAGCTTGGTTTGAAAGAGAAACCAAGAATATGTCTAAAAGAGAAATTGCACAAGAATATGAATGTTCTTTTAATGCTTCTGGTGAAACCGTAGTTGGTGCAGAAGAATTAGAATATATAGAAAAGAATTGTAGCGAACCAAAATTTAGAATTCACATAGATAGAAATCTTTGGGTATGGAAAGGATATAATCCAAACCATTCGTATGTTCTTGTAGCAGATACAGCAAGAGGCGATGGAAAAGATAATTCAGTATTCCATCTTCTTAATCTTGATACTATGGAAATAGTAGCAGAATATCAAGGAAAAATAACAACAGAAGATTTTGCTGATCTTGTTATCACAACAGGAAAAGAATATAATAATTGTATGGTAGTTATAGAAAACAATAATCTTGGGTTTTCAGTCTTAGAAAAGATTGTTGATAAAGGATATCCAAATGTTTATTATTCTACAAAAGGTTCTGCTGAATATATAGATCAAATCTCAGCAGAGGGAACAACAAACACAGTTCCGGGCTTTACTACTTCACATAAATCAAGACCTCTTATAGTAGCAAAGATGGAAGAATTTGTTAGAAATAAAAGTGTTAAAATAAATTCTATAAGAACCTTCCACGAACTAAGCACATTTATATGGGTATTAGGAAGACCACAAGCGATGCAAGGATACAACGACGATTTAGTTATGTCCTTAGCAATTGCTTGTTGGGTCAAGGATACGGTGTTCCAAACCAATCAAAGGGAACTGGAATATAAGAAAGCTATATTGACAGGCTTTACAAAAAGTAATACTATATTTGATACTAAAATTTCGGGGATGCAAGGATATAATAGAGACTTGTCTGTATCCTTGGAAAGAGCGAAACAAGAACACGCACAATATTTTTGGATATATAAAGGATGATAAATGGCAGATCAAAATAAGAATAATACTAAAAACATAGACTCAGCTTTATTTAAAAGACTAACAAAGCTTTTGTCTGGTCCTATAGTAAATTATAATCAACCAGTTCAAAGTAGATATAGACGTAACCAAATGGATAAACTTGGTTCAAAGTTTACTTCTGCTTCTGGTTTAGAGTTTAAGAAAACTGCTTATAATCCTTATGAGAATTTCTCTTCCAAACTTATGACAAATCAAAATCGTGCCGAAAGGTATATAGATTTTGACCAAATGGAATACATGCCAGAGATAGCATCTGCCTTAGATATTTACGCAGATGAAATGACTACATCAAACGAACTTACTCCCTTAATGAGTATCAAATGTCCTAACGAAGAAATCAAAACAATTCTTCAAACACTTTATATTAAAACACTTAATTTAGACGCTAACTTGTTTAATTGGTGTAGAAATATGTGTAAGTATGGAGATCACTTTGTTTATCTTGATATTGATGAACATTTAGGTATTAAATCTGCTATTGGTCTTCCATCTAATCAAGTTGAAAGAATGGAAGGTAAAGATCCAACCAATCCAAATTACGTTCAATTTCAATGGAACTCCGCTGGTATGACGTTTGAGAATTGGCAAGTAGCACATTTCCGTATTCTTGGAAACGATAAACATTCTCCATATGGAACTTCTGTTTTAGACTCGTCAAGAAGAATTTGGAGACAACTTACTTTACTTGAAGACGCTATGATGGCTTATCGTATTACAAGATCTCCAGAACGTAAAGTATTTTATATTGACGTTGGAAATATTCCTCCACAAGAAATCGAACAGTTCATGCAAAGAGCCATGACTACGATGAAAAGAAATCAAATTTTAGACGCTACAACTGGTCGTGTTGATCTTCGCTATAATCCTATGTCCGTTGACGAGGATTATTTTATTCCTGTTCGTGGTGGAGTAAATAATAATAAAATCGAAGCACTTCCCGGTGGTCAATTTGCTTCTGCTATTGAGGACGTAAAATATTTAAGAGATAAATTATTTGCTGCTCTTAAAGTTCCTATGTCTTATCTTATTAGAGGAGATGGAGCAAGTGAAGATAAAGCAACATTAGCACAAAAAGATGTTCGCTTTGCAAGAACTGTTCAAAGATTACAAAGAGTAGTTGTTGGAGAATTAGAAAAGATTGGTATAGTCCATTTGTTTACACTTGGATACAGAGGATCAGATTTAATTTCATTTAAACTTTCTCTTAACAATCCATCAAAGATTGCAGCACTACAAGAGCTTGAACATTGGAAAACTAAATTTGATGTTGCTGGTGCAGCTACCGAAGGGTATTTCTCTAAACGTTGGATTGCTCACAATATATTTGGTATCTCCGATGAAGAATTCCTCCGTATCCAAAGAGAACAATTCTATGATCGTAAATTCACAGCCACACTTGAAGCAGCAGGAGCACAACCACAAGGAGGTGGAGGTGGAGGTGGAGGAGGTGGCCTTGGAGGCGGCTTAGGTGGTGGACCAGAAGAAATGCCACCAGATACAAGCCCAGAAGGAGGCCCACCAGAAGCCCCAGAAGGTGGAGGAGCACCAGAAGGTGGAGCAGGAGGAGCAGAAGCCCCAGAAGCCCCACCAGCAGCAGGAGATGAGGGAGGAAGCACATTATTAGCAGCACCCCCCGGTAAAAGAAGAGATACGGCAGGAAAAGTAATAACAACAACTTTAGCTTCAAAAGGTAAACTATATTCACCAGTAGCTAACAGAGGTGGGGATAAACGAGATGTAGGAGCAAGAGCCAGAGGATTTAAAGCTTCTGGTGGAGGTTTCACAGCAAGTCCAAGTGTTAAAAATATTTTCCCCGGTCTACAAGATATTAAATCTTTAGCAAATGCAGCAGGTATTAGTGAAACTTCGCAAGAAAGATACACAGATGAAGAATACGAACTATTTACATTAGAAAAAGAAACTAGAGTTCTTTTAGAAAGTTTGGAGATAAAAAAGAATGCAAAAGCTTAAACTCAAACACAATAAGAAAAGAAACACAGCTTTTCTTTTTGAGTCATTAACAAAAGAATTAACAAAGGCAATCGTAAATAAAGACGAGAAAACAAAACAAATTATTTTGTCTGTTATTAAAGAACATTTTAAAAAAGGTTCAATACTATCAAAAGAATTAGATGTTTATAAATCTCTTTATGAAACAAGAGGTCTTAATAAAGATACAGCCAATAGAATGTTGAATGAAGCAAAAAGAATGTATGCTACTTTTATGCCTCAAGATATTTTTAATCAACAAACCAGAATTATAAATGATGTAAATAAAAAAGTAAATGCTTCTGTCTTTACAAACTTTATGTCTAACTACAAAGACCTAGCAACAATAGCTCAAATCTTTGATAATGAAATTCCTATGAAGACAAGAGTTATTTTAGAACAATATTTGATTGATAGATTATCTACAGAAGACAACCCACAAAATAACCTTAAACCAATTGATAGTCTTGTTTATAAAGAATTCGTAAAGAAATTCAACGACAAGTATGGAACCTCTTTGATGGAAGAACAAAAAGAACTTCTTACCAAATACATTGCTTCTTATTCAAATGACGATATTGATTTTAAAATGTATCTTAACGAAGAGATTGGAAGAATAAGACAAGTAGTTTTATCATCTAAACAAATCACGGAGAGTAAAGAAAAAGAAGGATTACTAAATATTCTTGAAGCTTTTAAAACAACACAAGTAACTCCAGCCATGATTGAAAAAGTTTTGAAACTACAACAATTAGTTAAGGAACTTGTTTAATGTCAATAAAGATTAAAGTTAAAGACGATAGTATGGAAGGAATTGGGGAACCAGAAATCCCCAAGACCAAAGTTCGTCTTGATATAAGAAAAACCTTGGATGGTAATTTTATCATCCAAGATCATCCTTATATTGATATTATAATATCTCCATCAAAAAATAAGATTTTAGCTTTATCTACTATTGCGATGGATGATAAAGTATATTATACTCAAAATAAATATTTTGACTTTCTTTACAAGCGTGGAGTAATAGATCCATCAACAATTCAAGCTGGAAATATTTATGCTTCAATGGAAGCTGCTATCCCTCAAACAACAGAGAAAGTAGATCCTATTGAAGTTATTATATTTTCAACTGCTTTGTTTATAGATAAAGAAAGACCTTCGTTTGAATATGAGAAGGCTATGAGAAAAATGCAAGACGATTATCTTACTGACCCAAGTGATCAAGATACAACTGAACTTGGAGAAGTGCCACAGAAAGCTCGTCAAGGTTCAATTGGAACTGCTGCTTACTCTCTTAATAAACATTACAATATCGCTTATCTTGGAGAGCGTAAAGAGAAAAAATAATGTTCCTCCCATACTTCATACTAATTTGTTATGGTTTAACCAATATCCTTGTTTATGGTTCTATATTTAATTGTATAAGACCAAAACAAGGATTATGGGGAGAACTATTCAAATGTCCTATGTGTATGGGATTTCATGTTGGATATATAATTGCTCTATTATTAAATGCTTCTGATCTATTTAGTATATCAATCAACATAATCGATATGTTTATGTTGGCTTGTCTTTCATCGGGGACTTCTTATGTTCTTTGTTCATTATTCACGGATTTTGGAATTAATTTCAATATCAACAAGCAAGATAACAAATAAGTAAACTAATTAAAATAGTCGGAGATATTATGAAAGTTAATTTAACACAAGGCTTTTGGACTCGTAAATGGGCTCTACAACCAGTTCGTCTGTGTTGCAGGGGCAAGCCGAAAGGTTAGGAAAACATATAAATGAATAAAACGTTATTAAGAGAATTTTTTGAATTATGCCCCGATGGAATCTGCGAAGACATACTTACAGAGTCCGATAAACACTTTATTAAAAGTGGTGGTATGATGTTGTCTGGTGTAATCCAAAGAGCAGATGCGAGAAATGGAAATGGAAGAATTTATCCTCATTCTGTTTTATCGAGAGAAATGGATACATACAAACAACTTGTTCAAGAAAGAAGAGCACTTGGAGAATTAGATCATCCAGATCAATCAGTAATTAATCTTAAAAACGTTTCACATCTTGTAGTAGAAGTTTGGTGGAATGGAAAAGATGTAATGGGAAAGATCCAAGTTCTTAACACACCATCTGGTCAAGTATTAAGAGAGTTAGTTAACGCTAATGTTAAAATTGGTATATCTTCAAGAGGTACAGGTTCTGTTAGAGAAAACAGAGGCGAAACTATTGTTGAAGATGATTTCCAATTAATTTGTTTTGATATTGTTTCGGAGCCTTCTACTCATGGAGCATTTATGTTCCAAGAGAGAAAAGGAAATGTAAACGAAAATAAACAAGCAAGAGTTTCAAATCTTATCAAAGATATTTTAAAATAAAAGGAGTTTTATAAATGCAACTTACAACACAACGTCTCAAGCAAATCATCAAAGAAGAACTTGAAGCAATCGTATCAGAATTGGAACCAGAGGAAGAAGTGCTTTCCCCAGAAGAAGAAAGAGTAGCTTCACTTGAACAACAACTTGCAGAAGCCAAAAAGAAAGTTGAAATGAAAGGCAAAGAAAAGAAAGGCGGCACAAAAGCTGCTATGAAAGGTAAAAGCGCACCAGTAGGTAAAAGAGGAACAGTAGCCCCCGCTGCCGCACCTATGAAAGCAAATAATGTTGGCAACCTTTATGGCAAGGGTCCAACAAAAATGCCTACAAAAAAGTGAAATAAATTAAACCTTAATTGAGGTTTTTGAATATGAGGTGGTGTATTTACTTACATCACCTCTATTTATATTTGAAAGGAAATCTTGTTTATGAATATTAATGAAAATAAAGTTAGACAAATAATCAAAGAAGAACTAAAACAATATTTAATTGAAGAAGGTTTTTTTGATACCATAAAAAGTTTTGGTAAAAAAGTATTTGGTGGAGAAAAGAAAGAAACTCCAAGTTCTTTAAATGGATCAGATCCAGAACGGATGGGTACAAAAGGCAGAGACGAAACTGACAGACCAAATCCAGAACAAGGACAATCAGTTAGAACAAAGTACGCGAATGACGTTCAAAGTTATAAATATGGATTTCCTATAAAAGCTTTACCAGATTTGGAAAAAGCGTTAACCTATTATAGAACATTATCAAAACGTAATGAAGCTGGTGCTGTTGAAGCTGTAGCAAAAATTATGACGCATCTTCAAAGAAGTTTGGCTAAGAAAAAATCTTTGAATGATTTGGCTACTGGAGAAATTCAATCATACCAAACATTTATAAAAGATATCGAGGATCATTTAACACAAGAACAAGAACCAATTTATGTAAATGAAAATCTTTTTTCCGATAAATCTATTGATACTGCACTTGTAATACCAAATAATATTGTTTCAAAAGTATTAGTACAATTACAAGATTTTATATTTGATGAGTTATCAGATAAATATGACTTTAATGAAATATTTAAGAAAGAACGAGTAAGACAAGAATTTCAAGCATTAAAAAATGTAGTTAGTAGTTCTGCCCCAAAAAAGCAACAACAAAAAAACTCAGCTTCTGTATCAGATCCAGTTGAAAAATTTACAGATACTTATTTAGAAGAAATTAGACGTAAGAGAGCGAAATGGATAAAAATGATTTAAAGAAAATTTTAAAACCTCTTGTTAAAGCCTTAGTAAAAGAAGCGATGCAAGAGGAATTATCCACGGTAATAAGTGAGATAATAAAACAAACAGCAGGATCATCACAGATAGTTGAAAGAAAACAACCAACTATCGATCCAAGACTACAACAAGAAAGAACGATTGCTAAACAACAAGCACAAAGCGAAAGAAAGAAGATGCTTGAAGAATTAAGCAAAAAATCTTATGGTGGTATAAATATATTTGAAGGAACAACTCCATTAGGAAAAGGTGGAGAAATAAGCGAAAGCAGATCGTTAACACCATCAGCAGGAGAACCCTTGTCTGGTGTAGACCCACATGATCCCGGTGTTGATATTGGTGGTCTTCTTAAACTTACAGGTGGTTGGAAACAAATTAAATGAAATATATAACAGAGCAACAAATTAGAAAAGTTATAAGAGAAGAAATTAAATCTTATCTTTTGGAACAAGAAGAACCAAAAAAAGATGATAAACCAAAATCTAAATTTAGAAAAATTCTAACTTCTACAGCAGTTGCTTTGTTAGGATTTTTTGCTGGAACTTCCTATAACCCAGAAGTGCAAGCAGTAATACCAGAACCAATAGAAGACATTGGTAGTGATGATGCTAGTGGTGGAGGTGGTAGTGGTGGAGGTGGTAGTGGTCTGGAGGAACTATCAAATCTTATTGAAGATACTACGAAAGAATTAATAAAGTTAGGCGCAACAGAACAATACGCACAAAGTTTAATTTCTAGAACTGTTGAGTATGGAAATATAGAATTTGAAATTCGCGCTAAAGGTATTAAAGATGAAAATAGAGGAGCAGAATATGTATCATTTATGTTATCTAGATTTTCTGCTTTACAAAATCCAGAAGCACTTTCAAAGGTAGCAGCACAAGATTTCTTACAACGAGCACAATCAGTTGGTACACATCGCATTATGGCTGCACAGATAAACCCAGAAACTGGAGAAACGACGGTTGGAACACCTATTCCATCTTATTCTTTACAAGTTGCTTTTGCTTATGAAATGTTAACTATTGTTGAAGAAGAAGATAAATTACCAGAAGAAACACCAAAGGTATACACTCAAATGATTGTTGATTCTTTTAATAAAGAAACAAATTCTTATGTAATAATACCAACTATTCTTCCATTTTTCCAACAAGTAGCAAAAGAGGGTTCTCCATTCGAAAAAGCCATATTAGATGTAATACCACAAGTAAAAGTCGATGCTTCTACATTTGAAGAAGAACAAAATAATAATGTTATGGAAAAAATAAACAAAGGAGTAGGTGCTACAGTTAGAAATAAAGAATCAGTAGAAGAAAATAAAGTTAATAAATTAAGACAAAAAATAAACGAATTGAGAGGTGTTTATGTCTAAAAGTAAGAATCTTCACGCAAAAGTAATCCCAAAGAAGGGAGAACCTTTTGAAAGAATGGTGAAGAGATTTTTAAAGAAAGTAAAAAAAGAACAAGTTATAGAACAAGTTAAAGATAGAAGATATTATGAAAAACCATCTGTTACCAAAAAGAAAGAAAAACTTGCTGGAATTGCTAGATGGAAAAAGTTTGAAGCAGATAAAAAAAAGAAAGAAACATTAAAAGAAGCTAATTATAATAAACGTGTAGATAACAATAAAAGAAGGGAAGATTAAAAATGTCACAACAATATGCTTATGGTGTTGGATTACAAAATGTAGGTTCTTATCAAGTATCTGGTATACCATATGCTACTTCAAGTATAGCAGCACCATCAAACGCTGGAACTCCAACAGAAGTTTCTTTCCCAGATGTAACACAAAGAATTGTAGTATCAAATGTTAATACTGCTTCTGCTTTAAGAGTTGGATTTTCAGCAAATGGTACAAAGGGAACAAATTACTTTATTATTCCTGCTGCTTCAAGTTCAGTAGTTCATCCTACACAAGAATTTAGAGTTAAAGTATCATCAATATTTTTACTTTCTCATACAACAACTCCAACAAGTGCTTCTGTATTAGCTGAACTTACAAATATAGAAACTAATTTATTATTGCGATCTGGTCCAACTGGTTTACCAAATTGGTCTGGTTCAGTAGGGGTAGGATAAAATGAGTAGATTTGGTTGGGCTTATGTTAATGATGTTATAACTGGCTCTGGTGGAACACCCGGAGGATCTGATAAAGCAATTCAATTTGCTTCTGGTTCTACCTTTAGCGGCTCAACCAATTTTACTTTTGATTATACAACAAACACAGTAAGATTAACTGGAACTTTACATGCTGATAATTTAATTGTATCTTCATCAACAATCTTTAAATCTGGTTCAACTAAATTTGGTGATGATCCAACAGATACACACCAATTTACTGGAAGTATATATAACACAGCTTTGGTTAGTGGAACTATTGCTACTTTTACTACGATAACTGGTTCAACCATAACTTCTAATTTAATTACTGGTTCCTCACTTATAGTTTCTGCTTCAGTAATTTCTGCTTCAACTTATTTAGGTATAAGTGTACCAACAGCAAGCGGAGGAAATAAAGCAATTCAATTTGCTTCTGGTTCTACCTTTAGCGGCTCAACCAATTTTACTTTTGATTATACAAAGAACGTTTTATCATTAGTTGGAACAGCATCGGCCTCAACAGTATCGGCTTCTTTATTTACTGGCGACCCATTTGGTGGTTTTAATATGCTTGGAAAGCGTGTGTTGTATCTTCAAGCAAATGATACATCTTCAAACTTTCCTATGGTAATGCCCGGAGGTAGTGCAATTACAAGTAACGGTATGACTACTTCTTTTAGTGATACAAACTACTTTATGAAAATGACAACAACCGCTGTAATAGGCAACTCTTCAAGAGCGATTACCCAAGGTGGATGGTGTAGAACTGGTCATACTGGTAAGGTTCGCGGCGCATTTACAACAGGAATAGTCACATCATCACAAACAATTAGTTTTGGACTTTCAACAGATGATACATACAGTTATAACTCTGGTGGACAAGCAATATTGTTGACATATGATACAGCTACAAGTGGAAACTTTGTTTTATACACAAGAGATGCAGCAGGTAATACTGGTTCAATTAATACAGGTATACCATTTAATCCAGCATCTAATTATGAGTTTGAGTTAGATTTCAATACTTTAACTGCTTCTTGTAATTTAAATGGAACAACAGTATATGCTTCAAGTTCATTACCAACAGCAAGCGTTGATTTAAGAGCAAGATTTGGAATTAGAGCAGCAATCGCAAGTGCAGTAGATATGAGCGTTAAATACTTCAGTTTAGCAACAGGTACATAAGTATAAGTAATGGCAAGACCTAGAAAGAAAAAAGAAGAAACTGCTTGGACGCAGCCCGCTCAACCTCCTCCTCCCTTATTTACAGGGGAGAAGGAGCGTAACCTTGTTAAGCAAGTTAATGACGAACTTATTGAAAGAGTTATTGGTCAGCAAATTGCTTATTTTTCTATTGATATTGATCGTTCTAACTTTCATCCTCTTTATGGGGAAGCAATAGAAAAAACTTATCTTCCTCCAATAAGAGTATATGCTTTGGTTAAATGGGAAGGTCAAACACAATCCTTCACACAAAATATTGGTATTGATAAAGCAACATCAATAGAAATTCACTTTCACAAAAAACGTCTAACAGAAGATCAAGATGTTTTTGTTCGTGAAGGTGATTTTGTTTTATATGGCGATAGATATTATGAAATTGTTAAACTTGATGAACCAAAACAATTATTCGGACAGATAGAAAATAAATTTGAAATTGTAGCAAAAGGTATAAGAGCAAGAGAAGGATTATTTAATCCACAATTTATTGCTAATACTGTTCCAACCACAAGAGTTACAACTTCAACTTCAACTGGCTCATCAGCACAAGGTAATTACTCAAACAACTATTCATTTAATAATCTAACAGTTGTAAATGATTTAACTGTTGGAGGAAATTCTTATTTAGGTAATGGAGCAAATGATAGTGTAATAATAACTGGTTCTGTTTATATTAGTGGAAGTTTATTATTAAATGGTAATACTCTCGCACTTTCAAGTTCTAATATATCTTTTAATACGAGAACAATAACATCAAGTTATACAGTAGTAAATGATGATTATTTTATTGGCGTAGATACAAATTACTCTGGTATTGTTATTACTCTTCCTACATTGGCTTCAACAAACAATGGAAAAGTTTTAGTAATTAAAGATGTTGCTGGCGTTGGAGCAACTAATATGATTACAATATCAGCTTCTTCTGGTCAGTTGATAGATTTAGATCCATTTACAACATTAGATATAGACTTTGCTTCTATATCTGCTTACAAAGATACAACAGGATGGTTCGTATTCTAATGTCTTACAAATATAGCAAAGCAAGAGCCTTAACTTTAGGAACGGAAACAATAACAAATCAAGTATCTACTGGATTACTTACTGCTTCGGTTATATCTGCTCAATCAACAATCTTAAATAGAGTTTCTATATCTTCTTCTTATCAATTAAATTATTCTCATTATTTTGTTGGTGTTAATACTTTAGCAGCAACAAGCTCAATTACCTTATCATTACCAAATGCTTCTGGTTCTATATCTGGTAGATCTTACGTTATTAAAGATGAAACAGGTGGAGCAGAAACAAATAATATAATTTTAAATGCTATAAGTGGAAATACTATTGATGGTGAAACTTCAATAATTATTGAGTCACCTTATGCTTCATTAAATATTTATACAGATGGATCTAACAAATGGTTTATCTACTAACAACATTTTTTAATCTGTCAAGTGCTTTTGGAAAATAAGTTCACTAATTACTTTTACGACACATAGTCTAATCGTTTCGACTTTTAAACTATGTGTCTTTTTTTATTAGGAGATAAAAATAATATGGCATATAAATTTCAAAGAGGTCCTGCAACAGCTTCTGGTTCATTTCAAGCAGAAGAAGGTTTAGTATCTAGCACAACCGTCGAAGCTAAAGGTGGTAATATTTCTGGTTCTGCTGCTTTACAAATCGGCACATCAGCAACAATCGGTAATGGTCTTACTGTTACTACTGGCACATCAGCACTTCAAGCTGTAACAGCTACAACCGTTAGCGGTACAACATCACAATTTACAATTCTTTCAGCATCTAATCTTGGTGGCGCAGCAGTATCCGCTGTTTCAATGAGTTTTCTTCCTTCTTGGGATAGTGGTCTTGGTAGATTTGAAAACTCATTTGTTTCAAGAAACGGATTAAGTGGTCAAACCATAGTTTCTGGTTCTGGTGGTCTTGTTGTAACTGGCTCAGTTTCTGGTTCTGGTGCTTTCCAAGGTGGTTCAACTGCTACCTTTGCTAACACTGTTACTGTAAGTGCTGGTGGTCTTATCGTTTCTTCTGGTGATTCATCCGTACAAAAACTTACCGTTAATGGTGATTTGATTGTATTAGGTGATACATTCTCAGCTTCAGTAGGTACTCTATTGATTCAAGATGCAGCAATAGTAATTGGTGATGGTCGAACTTCATTTGATATAAACTATGGTATTCTCTTTGGTTCCGGTTCCGGTGCCGGTTCCGGTTCCGGTTGCTGGGCAACTTTATTAACAGCACAAGCTAATATTGATGGTCTTGTTAACGATGAGAATGTTCTTTCTTCATCACTAGCAATAAAAGCCCCAGCATTTGCTGGTACTTTGTATGGTACATTATCAACAGCAGTACAGTTAGTAAGTGATGGTATAACACTAAACAATGGTGTTAACTTCTTTAATGATCTTTCTGCTAATGCTACTGTAACATTACCACCAACACCAACTGCTGGTGATACAGTACAAGTTAAATGTAGGAATCTTACTAATGCTCAAGTGACGATTAATCGTTCAGGTGTCAATATTGACGGTGAAGGATTTATCATTCTTGAATCACCATACGCAGCAGTTACTTTAATTTATGTTGGATCAAACGATTGGAGAGTATTCTAATCCTTATACTTTTGTATTTGGTTTAGTCTCAAACAAAATGTGGTGGCATCTTCTTCGGGGGGTGCCACCCTTTTTATTTGTTTAATACTATTTATTTTCATGGCATTCAAATTTAATAAAGGTTCACAAGTTATTGGCGATTTAATATCAGCCGACGATCCACAAAGAAATACTAAAATTGATTTTGGTGATGATCAAATCAATTTTGTTGTAAGTGGAACAATAGTCGCTTCAATAACTTCAAATCAATTTAGTGCTTCTTACTTTGCTGGCGATGGTTCTTCTTTAACTGGTATTTCTGGTGGAGGTGGTGGAGATATAACTTCCGTAACTGCTGGAACTAATTTAACTGGTGGAGGAATAAGCGGAGCAGTAACATTAAATTTAGCAGAAAGCATTTCCTTAACAACAATAACAGCTTCTAATTGGGTTGGATTACCAGCTTCTATATCCAGTGATTTCTTTGGAGGACAATTTGGTGATGGTAGTGATGGTGATTTAACTGTTGTTGGAACTTATACCGCTGCTAAAGAACTGCATTTTAATAATCTTACAATTCCAACAGGCACAGCATTTAAGCCAAACGGTCATAAAGTCTTTGTATCAAACACACTTACTATTGGATCTGATGCTTCCTTAAATGACGATGGGAATAATGCTACAAATCAAGCTGCTGGTTTGGCTTTAGCGAGTAGAAATTACTTAATAGCAAATTCTTCTCAAGGTGGAAACGGAGTTGCTTTAACTGCACTTAACTGGTCGAATGGCTCTAACGCTAATACTATTAGTAATGCTTCTCCAAACAATTCTGGACAATCACCAACAGGAGGAAAAGGTGGAAACGTAACCCTTCGTGCAAATACAGGTGGTAATGGTGGCACAGTAACAGTCCTTGCTCAAAAATGGAATGGAGCTTGGCAAACAGGAAGATATTCTGCTAACGGATTTAATGGAGGCTCTGGTGGTGGTGGTGGCGCAATTAATATAACTGCTTATACCTCTGGTATTTTTTCTTCTGGTGGTGGAGGAAGTGGTGGTGGAGCAGTTTGGGTATCTGCTAAAAACATTGATAATCAAGGAAGAATTTCTGCTAATGGCGGAAAAGGTGCTGATGGAATTTTAGCAACTGGAACTGCTGAATGTGCTGGTGGTGGAGGTGGTGGAGGCGGAAATACTTGTGTTATCACAAAGACCGCTTTAGCATCATTAGGAACCATTCAAGCTAATGGTGGGGTTGGTGGAACTTCTGCTTTTAATACAGGAACAGGGGTTGGAACAAATGGAACTACAGGTAATGCTGGTTCTCTTTGTATTATTGTATTATCTTAATATTATACAGGAATTATAAAAATGAAAGTTGAAACAACTATTAAAACTCTATTAGCACCTAACTTAACACACGAAGAAGCAAAAATAATAGCAGAGCAAGAAGGCTGTTCTGGTTATTATTTAATCATCCCTCCTTCTATGCAGGGTAGTATAACAGAAGAAACAATATACCCTTTTGTTGTTTCTCAAACTTTTGAAGAGATAATAGGTGAGTAATTTAATTAAATTAGGGTTTTTCTAAACTTAGACACTATTTATTTTTGATTATATATATTGGAGAACTCCTTAATGTCTTCTTTGTTAGAACAAGCAATTATAGATGCTACAGCATTAAAAGAAGCTGCACTTAAGAATGCAGAAGCACAAGTATTAGAAAGATATTCAACTGAAGTAAAAGACGCAATAAAAACCTTATTAGAACAAGACGAAGGCTTTAATTCACCAGCAGCATCAGAAGGTTCAACCTCTGGTATTAATGGTGGAAGTGTTGGAGATCAAATGACCCAATCTTATAAAGACGGACAAAAGATGTGTGCTTGTCCAGAAGATGGGGATCAAATTACAATTGATTTAACAGTTGGTGATGTTGATGGAATAGCCAAAGAAGCTAATATTGATCTTTCTGGTAATAATGGTTCTGCTATGTCTCGTGACGACTTTCTTCAATCACAAGCATCACAACTTCAAGAAGGCGAAGAATATGAGATTGATAAAGGCGAACTTTTAGATCTCTATGAAAAACTTACAGTAGATGCAAGAGTAGTTCCATATGGTAATATTGAATATCCAGCAAACACACTTGAAGTAGAATATGCAAAAGATATTGCAGCAGCCAAAAGAATTCAACTTCAAGCAGAAGAAGAAGTTGAAGTTAAGGTTGAAGAAAACAAAAAGCTTACAAGACAAAATAAAAATTTACAAGTTGAATATAAAAAACTTGAAAAGATTACTGAAGCACTCGCAAATAAAGTAGAAAATTACGAGAGCAAGATATCACAACTTAAAGAGAGGTTTGATCGTTTGAGTTTATCAAATGCTAAACTTCTTTTCACAAATCGCGTATTAAATAGTAACTCCTTGAATGAGCGACAAAAAGATAAAATTGTCGAAGCACTATCAAACGCAAAATCAGCAGATGAAGCAAAGACAATTTACGAAACACTTCAAAGCACCGTGCAGGGCAATAACAAAGTTAATGCTCCAAAATCACTTAGCGAAGCAATAAGTAGATCTTCTTCAACTGTAGTTCAAACAAAGCAAAATGATACAGCAACTCCAGAAGTGGAAAGAATGCGTCGTTTAGCAGGTATTAAATAAATAAACATTTAAGGAGTTTATAATTATGTCTATTATAGAAAAGTTAACAGAGGGCATGGTTCACCGTGACCTCGCAAGAGAAGGAACAGCCCTTCTTAAGAAATGGGAAAAAACAGGTCTTCTTGAAGGTATTCGTACAGAAAGATCACAACACACAATGGCTCGTCTTCTTGAGAACCAAGCAAAAGAGCTTCTTCGTGAGTCAAACTCAATGGCTGGTGGCGATGTAGAAGGTTTTGCAGCAGTTGCGTTCCCAATAGTTCGCAGAGTATTCGCTGGCCTTATCGCCAACGATTTAGTTTCAGTTCAACCAATGTCACTTCCATCCGGTCTTATCTTCTTCCTTGACTTCAAAGTTTCGGACAGCAACGGTGCTCCAAGATTGGGTTATGGCGTAAATGATTCACTTTATGGTGGTGGCGTTCTTGGTCAACAAATCACTGGTGGTGTTTCACTAACTGGTGTAAATGCTGACAAGGGTTTCTACAATATGAATAATGGTTATTCATCACCAACAGGTTCAGTAGCAATTGCAACTCTAATAGTTGCTTCTGGTACTATACAAGATGGTGGTATTCCATTGTTCGGTGGTGGTACTGCTGCTTATACATCTCTTTCAAGTCTTCTTCGTTACGACGCAGATCTCGTAAGTGGTTCAGCATTTGCAGTTGCAACTGTTCCTCTTGCAACATTTAAAACAACAGCACAGTTTAGTGATAGAAATCTCGTAGCCATTTCTTTCGCCGCAGTAAACACAGGTGCTTCAACAATTACTGATGGTCGTTTGGTTCGTCGTCTTACAAGAATTGACCCAACAAACGCAGCAAATGTTCTCTTCGTTGTTGAAGCCTCTGGTGGTGTTGGTGGTGAAACCTCAGTTCTACTTTCTTCATCACTTGATGCTGTATCAACTTGCACCTTCCCAATTACTGATGCCTTCGGTATATCAGTAGCCGCTGGTTCAACCAACGCTCTTGGTGCAATTGCTGGTCAAAATACTTGGGGTCTTGAAGGAAACTCAAACATTCCAGAAATTGATATAAAAATTGACTCAGTATCAATTACTGCTGTCACCAAGAAAATGAAAGCAAAATGGACACCAGAACTTGGTCAAGACCTTAATGCTTATCACAATCTTGATGCAGAAGTTGAACTTACTTCAATTCTTTCGGAACAAATCGGTCTTGAAATCGACCGTGAAATTCTTGAAGACCTTATCAAAGGTGCAACCGCTGGTTCGTTCTACTGGTCAAGATCACCCGGTTTATTCGTAAATCGTATAACTGGTGTTGAAGTTGGTGCAGCAACCAAAGCTCCAGACTTCACTGGTACTGTGTCACAATGGTATGAAACACTCATTGAAACAATCAATGATGTATCAGCACAAATCCACAGAAAGACACTTCGCGGTGGTGCAAACTTCATCGTATGTGGTCCAGAAACTGCAAACGTTCTTGAGTTTACTTCTGGTTTTAGAGCCAAAGTAACTCACGAAGACGAGAAGGGTGAAATTGGAGCAGTTAACGTTGGTTCAATCTCCAAGAAGTTTGACGTTTACGTTGATCCATACTTCCTTCGTAACGTAATCCTCGTTGGTCGTAAGGGTAGCTCATTCCTTGAGTCTGGCTATGTATACGCACCATACGTTCCATTACAAGTAACTCCTACCATCTTTGGTACTGACGATTTCGTCCCACGCAAAGGTGTTATGACACGTTACGCTAAGAAAATGGTTAAGCCAGATATGTACGGCTTGGTCATTATTCGTGGTCTTCTTGGCGAAAGCGGCGGCTCATGATAGTATAGCCTAATTAGGCAAAGAAGCCCTCCATCCCGAAAGGTTTGGGGGGTTTTCTTTTATTTGTAACTATTTAATTTATTGAGGAGTATTTATTTAATGGCAGTCCCTACGCTAACTCCAGCTTCTACGCTAAGTGCTATTGTATTACCATCAGCAGGAAATCTGGTAGATGTAGCAGCAACTTTACCCTTTGGTATATATGCTTCCTCACAAGCGTTTCTAACGGGTGCAGTTGACCAAGTAGGATATGTATATAAAAAGCTTGGCGGTGATATATTAGATATTGAAATAACAACAGGAAATGTATACGCTGCTTATGAAGAAGCTGTATTAGAATATTCTTATATTGTTAACTTACATCAAGCAATTAACGCTATGCCAACTTTTCTTGGAGCAGCAACAGGAACTTTTAATAGTGACGGAGAATTTACTTCTGGCTCAGCACTAGCAGGTCAAAAACCTCAATTAGCTTATCCAAGATATAACTTAGATTACTTTTCAAGATATGGTGATGCTTTTTCACTTGAAGCTGGTATAGGTTCAACACAACAAATTTATTCTGCTTCCTTCAGTGTAACTCCAAGTATTCAAGATTATGATTTACAAACTATTATTGAATCATCTTCTTTAAGTAACGTGGACCAAGCAAGTGGTGGTCCTGTTCCTTATTCTGGTTCAGTTGGAAATAAAAGAGTAATAATAAGAAAAGTATTTTATAAAACTCCAAATTCAATGTGGAGATTTTTTGGTTACTATGGTGGTTTAAATGCTATCGGTAATTTATCTTCATACGGTCAATACGCAGATGATAGCACATTTGAAGTAATCCCAACATGGCACAATAAATTACAGGCTATGGCTTATGAAACAGCAATCTATACAAGAAATTCTCACTTCTCTTATGAGATTAAAAATAATAAAGTTAGATTATTCCCATGCCCAAGTGATATAGGTGTAGATCATATGTGGGTTGAATTTAGTATATCAAACGAATCAAACCCTTGGGAAACAACTTCAAATTCAAGTGACTCACAAACTGCTGGAGTTAATAACATTAATACACTTCCCTTCTCCAATATACCATATGAAAATATAAACGCAATAGGCAAACAATGGATAAGAAGATATGCTTTAGCAGTATGTAAAGAAATGTTAGCACAAGTAAGATCTAAATTCTCAACACTTCCAATTCCGGGTGATTCAGTTACCTTAAATGGTCCTGCTCTTATGACCGAAGCAAAAGAAGAAAAGAAAGAATTGAAAGAAGAATTAAATAAGATTCTTGATCAAGTAACTTATCATAAGATTGCTGAAACAGAAGCTAAAATGTCTGACGATGTTCAAAAGGTTTCTCAAAAGATTCCTGTTCTTATATATACAGGATGATATAAATGAGCCAAATATTACAAGAAATAACATTCCAATCTTCTACTCTTGAAACAATTGACTTTGCTTTTTATAATTGGTTAAATGAAAAGATAAATGTTTATTCAACAACTAGCGAAGGATGGATGAAAGTTCCAGTAACTTGGATATCTGCTGAACGTTCACATCAAATTAAGAACAATAAAGATATTCGTGACTCATCTGGTATGATTAAATATCCTATTATAACTATTGATAGAAAATCAATAAATAAAGATCCACAAAAGACAGGTTCAATACCAGCAAATCTTAGACCCGTTCAAGATGAAAAGGGTGGAACAATAACAATAGCAAGAAGAATACAACAAGAGAAAACTTCTAACTTTCAAAATGCTGATAACGCAAGAAGTCCAGTTAATAGAAGAGGACAAAAAGTTTATCCATTAGGCGCAAAAGGATACACTAGAAACGATAAAGTTGTTTATGAAACAATAACTATTCCTATACCAGTTCACGTTGCTGTTACTTATCAAATAAATATTAAAACAGATTATCTACAACAACTAAATGAAATAACAACCGTATTCTTTACTAAAAATGGTAATACAAAATATATTCAATTAGGAAACGAACACCATAAATATGATGCTTTTATTAAAGGTGATTTTACTTTTGAAGATAATTCTTCAAGCTTAAATGAAGATAGAAAAACATACGCAGCATCAATTTCAATAGAAGTTATTGGATATCTTATAGGTAGTGGTAACAATCAAGATAATCCAAAAATGGTTATAAGAGAAAACGCAGTAGAAGTTAAGTTCCCAAGAGAAAAAGTAATCATTGGAGAGATACCAGATTATTTAAATTCAAATAAAAACAAAACATCTTATAGAGAATAAAGCTTTTTGCTTTATTTACTACTATTTATTATTGATTAATTCTAATAATAAGCAGGAGTATTAAAGCAAATGGCTATTTCATCTTATCGTTTCGTATCTCCCGGTGTTCAAGTCCAAGAGATCGATAACTCCCAACTTCCAGCAATTTCAACGTTAACTGGTCCAACCGTAATTGGTAGATTTGAAAAAGGTCCAAGTATGCGACCAGTATATATTACTTCGTTCTCACAATTTGTTGAAACATTTGGTAATCCAATTCCCGGCAAATCTGGTGAGGATGTATGGCGTGACGGAAACTACATAGGCACTACTTACGCTGCTTATGCCGCTCAAGCTTGGTTAAAGAATACACCAGCTTTAAATGTAGTTAGATTAGTTGGTAAACAAAATGCTTCTCCTACTGCTGCTGGGTATGCTGGATGGAAAACTGATAACAATTTTGCTGCTGGGAATACTGGTGGTGGAGCTTATGGTTTATTTGTAATTCCTTCTTCTTCTGCTGCTTCTACTGTAACTGGCACTCTTGCTGCTATTTGGTATATCCAAAGTGGCTCAATACAATTAACTGGAAATGTTGCTTCAACTTCAACACCAGTTCAAGGTACAAACGTTTTAATTTCTTCTGTTGCTAATAATGCAGAATTTAGAGCAGTATTTATAGGCCCCTCTGGTAACTACACCTCTAATTTTAACTTTGATGCAGACTCCGATTTTTATATTAGAAAAGTATTTAATACTAATCCAATTCTTACTAACTCGGATATAACCTCCGATTCAACAATCGAAAATTATTGGCTTGGTGAGTCATACGAAAGATCATTACAAGAGTTAGTAAATATTTCTACAACAACTTACGGGTTTATAGCCCCTCTTGGTAATGCCACTGTTAAATGTAATAACTTCTTAATGGACTCAAAAGAATCAAAAACAGGTTGGGTAATAGGACAAGACTTAACCAACAACACAGGCTCTTACGTTGCTTCCGCACAACAAAAATTATTCCGTATTGCTACATTAGATAGTGGAGAATACGAACAAAAGAATTATAAAATTTCTATTAGTGATGTAAGAGCACCATTAACAGACTTTGATGATTATGGAACATTTACACTTTTAGTTAGAAGAGCTACCGATAGTGATAATACACCACAAATTGTAGAAATATATGGAAATGTAAATCTCAACCCAGCTTCACCAGATTATATTGCCGCAAGAATAGGTGATAAGTTTACTACTTGGGATGAAACAAACAGAAGACTTGTAGAATATGGAACTTATAACAACTTGTCTAATATAATAAGAGTTGAAATGAATGACGATGTTGATGCTGGTAACGTAGACCCAACTTATCTACCATTTGGTTTCTTTGGTGCTTCACGCTTCAATACCTTTACCGTAACATCTGGTTCTTCTACAGTTGCTCCTTCTGCTTCACCTGTTTCTGGTGGATTTGGTAACCCTTATAGTGCTGGTAACTTCTTGTTCACAGCAGTAAATTTAACAGCATCAATTCAATTCCCATCAATTCCACTTCGCATCTCTTCTTCAGCAGGAGGATTAGGAGATCCACGCAACGCTTACTTTGGTATTACTGTTGGTGAAAGCGTTTCTACAACCACCTTTGACCCAACTTATTATGATTTTACTAGAGCTTTACCAGCAGATGTGGCAGGAGCAGCTTATGATTCTTCTGGTTCTTTTACCTCAACTTCCTTTGTATTCTCACTTGATAATTTATCATCCTCAGCGGGCGGAACAGGACTTGACTATAAAGATGGTTCAAGAGCAGCAGGAACTTCTTATAACGGAACAAGTGGATATAGAACAGTAATAAATGCTGGTTATAATAAATTTACAATGCCTCTCTATGGTGGCTTTGATGGTTTTGATATAACAGAAGCAGAACCATTAAGAAACTCCTTAATGTCTGTTTCCTCAACAGAAAAGAATTCATCAGTATATAATACATACAGCAGAGCAATTGATATATGTGCTGATCCAGAAAGTTTGGTTACAGATATTATAACTGTTCCCGGTTTAACACTTGCAGGATTAACTAACAAACTTATTGAAACTTGTGAGAATAGAGCAGATGCACTTGCTATAATTGACCTTCCAAATATTTACATACCAGAACAAGAAGCAAAAGTTACTTCAAGAACAAGTAGATATGTTGGTGATGTTAGTAATGTTGCGTTAACATTAAAGACTAGAGGATTAAATTCAAGCTACGCAGCTACATATTATCCTTGGGTTCAAATCCGCGATACACTAAGCAATAGAAGCATCTTTGTTCCTCCTTCAGTTGTAGCCCTTGGAGCTATGTCTTATGGACAATCTTCACAAGAACTTTGGTTTGCCCCAGCAGGGTTTACCAGAGGTGGTTTAACAGAAGGTCGTGGTGGTGTTCCAGTTATTAATGTATCACAAAAACTTTCATCAAAAGAAAGAGATACACTTTATGAAAACAACATTAATCCTATCGCACAATTCCCAGCAGAAGGTATCGTAATCTTTGGTCAAAAGACACTTCAAGTTACTCCATCTGCTCTTGACAGAATTAACGTTCGTAGAATGATGATCTTCGTTAAACGCGAGATTTCAAAGATTGCATCAAGACTTCTCTTCGATCAAAATGTTCAAGTAACTTGGTCAAGATTTACAGGTCAAGTAAACCCATTCCTTGGAACTGTTAAATCAAGATTGGGTCTTACTGATTATCGTGTAATACTTGACAGCACAACAACTACACCAGATCTTGTTGATAGAAACATAATGTATGCCAAGATATTCTTGAAGCCAGCTAGAGCAATTGAATTTATCGCAATTGATTTTACAATTACCGATAGCGGTGCGTCATTTGCTGATTAATAACTACTTAATATATAAAGGTTGGAGGACATAATAAATGGCATTCTGGAACGAAGCAGCATTAGAACCAAAGAGAAAGTTTAAATTCTTAGTAAGATTTGGAGCAGCATCCGATAAACTACCAAGTTTTATTGCTAAAAAAGCTGATAAACCATCATTTGATGTATCGGAAACAAAGCACGACTTTCTTGGACACGCTTTCTATTATCCCGGTAGAGTATCATGGAAAGAAGTAACTGTAACTATCATTGACCCTGCTGGTGGTGGAGTACCTTCTGCTGACGATGCCAACGCTAGCACACTTAGAGCAGCAGCAAACGATGTAACTGACGCTTTATATAATGTTCTTCTTTCTGCTGGTTATCAATCTCCAACTTCGGCTGGTGCTGCTATAACAGGTGGCTCAGCCCTTTCAACTTTAAGAACAATGGCTAAAGGATCTGCAACAGCACAATTTTCACAAATTGAAATAATTCAAATTGATGCAAATGGTAATGCTCTTGAAACTTGGACACTTAATAATGCTTGGATTAAAACCGTTAACTTTGGTTCACTTGAATATGGATCAGATGATATAAGTGATGTTACAATATCCTTCCGTTACGATTGGGCTGATGTGAAAATTAAAACCACAGGTTTTGATTCATCACTTGAGCCATAATAGGAATATAAATGTTCTGGGCAAATCAAGATAAAAGTCAAATAGTAGAACTTAAAAAGAAAAATCTTTTTATTGCTAGATTTTCAAATACACAAGGTTTTAATTGGTCTGGTAATAATAAGGAAGGTAATATTTCTTTATTAGTTAAGAAAGTTAATTTACCATCATTAAATGTTCCTTTTGAAAGATTACATGGTAACCAGTTTGTTCATTATTATCATGTAGGCGAAATAAATTGGGAGCCAATAACAATAACATTTGTTGATACAATGGAGCACCCAACTGATAATAATGTCCCAAAGTGGAGACAGATGTTTTTTGATTATTTAAATCAAAATTTAATAACAGAAGATAACAGAACAAGTATGCTAGATTTAGCAACATTTTGTGAAAGCATAAAGTTAACAAGTTATTCAACTTTTGTAGATTATACAAAACGTTATAAAAATGATGGAACTTTAATTGATGCAAAAACAGTTAATTTTAAAGAAGTAACAGATTTTAACGGAAAATTGCAGAAAACAGATGATAGACTTGATGTAACGGATACTTTTATTATTAAAAGACCAAAAATTACTAAAATAGATTTTGGTTCATTAGATTATGGATCTGATGAAGCTAATGAAATAACTGTCACGTTCTTACCAGAGTGGTGTTATTGGGACAACTTTGAAGATGTTTTAAAAGAAGCTGAAGCTGCTATTACTATGACTAGAAATTAATTAACAACGAGTGATATATGAGAAACAACCTAGATAGACTAGGGTTAGATACAAAAAAACCCCAACAAGATGATATAGCAGGAGCTACAGGATTGTCCTTTGTAACTCCAATTGAGATTGTAGATTTACCATCAAGAGGTGTATTCTATCCAGAAGGACACCCACTACATAATAAAGATACAATTGAAATTAAATACATGACAGCCAAAGATGAAGATACTTTATCAAATCAATCCCTACTCAAAAAAGGTATGGCATTAGAAAAAGTATTACAAGATATTGTTGTAGATAAATCAATTAATATGGATACCTTATTAGTTGGTGATAAAAACGCAGTAATTGTTGCTGCTCGTAAATCTGCTTATGGTGCAGATTATCAAACAAAAGTAACTTGTCCTTCTTGTGGCAAAGTTCAAGGATATGAATTTGATCTTAATATTTGTAATGTTAAAGATCCAATAAGCGATGAAGAATTGGAAGAAGAAGGAATAATAAGAACAGAAGATAATACATTTGTTATTCAAATTCCAATATACAAAGTTCCAGTTGAATTAAAGTTATTAACAAGTAAAGATGAAAACTTCATAAGTTCAAAAGTAAGAGAAGCACAATTAGCAAAGAAAGAAATGGATTCAATTCTATCTCTACAATTAAGATTAATGATAAAATCAATAAATGGTTTATCAGATCCTAAAATATTAAATGAAGTTGTATCTACACTTCCAGCAAAAGACTCAAAAGCAATTAGACAAGCATATGTTAAGATTGCTCCAAATATGGATTTATCACACGATTTTGAATGTCGCTCTTGTTCATATGAAACAAGGCTGGAGGTTCCGTTTACATCGGACTTTTTTTGGCCTAAGTGATGAATACCAGAAACAAGTATATGAACAATTCTTTATCCTAAAGTATCATGGAGGATGGTCGTTTATCGAAGCGTATAGCCTTCCAGTAGGACTTAGAATGTGGTTTGTAGAAAGACTTGCTAAACAGATACAAGACGAAGCAGAGGCTATGGAGAAGGCTTCTAAAAAGAAATAGTAAAAGGGATCTAAATGATCCCTTTTGTTATATTTATACTATTTATTTAAAAAGGAAACAACAATAATGTCTGATAGATTAAGAGAAGGTAGAGTAACTGATATGTTTAAAAGTGCTGCTTCTGGTCTTGGAAATGCTTTTTTTGGAAAACCAAACAAAGCTGAAGAACCAAGTGAGCAAGGTAGCTCTACTACAACCCAACCTTCAACCCAACCTTCAACCCAACCTTCAAATCAAAGTGATACAACAACGGCTTCCAAACAAGCTAAAGGAACTAGTGCTGATAAAGGTGGAGGAAGAGTTCAGCCAAAAGCTGGTATAGTAGACGTAAGAAGAGCTACATATGGTAAAATGATGTTAGCACTTCAAACTGCTGGTGTAACCGATCAACAACAACAAAAAGAATATGCAGAACAAATAATAACAAACATTATTATTCCTTTTTTAACCGTTCATTTAAATGCAAGAGGATTAAACGTTACAGATTTAAGAAGTAAAAAATCTTCTTTATCTCAAAATTCAACAAAAGACCAATCTGGAAATCCAAGAGTTATAACATTATCTGAAGCTAAAGCTTCTTCTAGAAAAATAAATCAATCAAATAATACTAAACAAACGCCAGAGCAAAAAGCAAAAAGCGAAAAGCAAAAAGAATTTAGAAGAGCAAGAGATCAAGAAAGAGTAGCAGCTAAGGAAGCTCTTTCGACAAACGATAATAGTTCAAAGGATGCAGACGAAAATGTAGAAGATCCACCAACTAATCCCGGTCAAGAAACAGAAAGTTTAAAAAATTATAGTAATCAATTAGATAAAATAGATAAAAAAGTATTTCCAAAAGAGCTAGGCAAAAATCCAGTTTTAATTCTTTCTAAGTTGTTTGCAGCAAATCCACAATTAGCAAAAGAATTTGGATTTAAGCAAGAAATTAAAGAAGCTATAGATAACGAAATACAAAAAAACTATAAAGGTGATCAAATAAATGATCAACCAGTTAAATTATTAAAAGCTTTAGAAAAACAAAATATAAAGATTAATCTTGTACAAGCTAAAAGTCTTGCTCAAAGTATAATATCTTTAAATCCACAACAAGTAAAAACAGCAAAACAAGTTAATAGAACTAGTAGTAATCTATCTCAACAACAAGCTGCTCCTGTTGAGACTGATGAGAAAAAGCTTAAGGATGTAAAAGATTATATGGTGTCTAAAACTGATGCAATATCTCAAGCTACAACTTTTGCTTCTATATATAAAATTATTTATGATATGCCCGAGACTATTGCTCTTAAAAAACAATATCGTGATAAGATAAGAATAGTAATGGATAATCCAGCTGTGGCTAATAGCACTACTTTTACAGAATTATTTACAAATGGAGGAGGCTTTCGTAATAAAGTTATTGAACTTGCAAAAATACAAGCAGCAAAAAAACAACCTCAAGCACAACCAGCAGCACAAGCACAACCTCAAGCACAACCAGCAGCACAAGCACCAGTTGCTTTAATTCCACAAACGCCAGAAGCACAAGCAATAGTAAAAACTAAAATTGATATAAACCAACCAATTCCTTTATTTACTGGTCATGCTAATCTATTACAAAGAATAAATAGTTCTATAAAAAGTAGAGCTAAAAGTGTCAATGTAAATGATCCAAATATTCAAAATCAATTTAAACAAATAATTAAAGACTTAGTTGATCAATTAAAAATTAATGGTATCACTAATAAACAAATTCAAGAAAATTTTGACTTTACACAAGAACTATTAAACGAAACAATAGTTAATCGTTGGAAAGTTTTAGCTAACATTAAATAATAAAGATAGATACTATTTACTTTGAGGTTTATATATGTCCAAAGAAATAGTATCTATACACATTGATTTGTCAAATACAAAACAATTAAATGAATCATTCTTAGAAATGTTTGGTTCAACTATAAAACTTATTCTTCAGCGTATGTTTGGTCAAGATGTATTCTTACCACCTGTTTCCGTTACAGGAGATCGTAATCAAGTTGAAACATTTGCTAAAGTTTTAGCTGGAGAAAGAAGATATTTTGATTCATATGTAAATTATGGTCTTAATGATCCAAGAACATATAGAAATAAATATGAATTAGAATCTGCTGTATCTAATTTTGAAAGAGCTACTAATATCAAGTGGCCGTTTAAATAAGGAACTATTATAGCTTATGGATCTTAAACAACAAGAAGCAGCATTAAAATCTGAAATTTCTAGATTAGAAACTTTAGAGAAACAGAAAAGTATAACTTCTGAACAGATAAATTTGTTAAATACACTTAAAATAAGTTTACAACAAGTTAATGATTTACAACAAAAATCTGCTGATTATCAACAACAAAGATTAAAAGATCTTGAGTTAGAAAAACAATTATTAGAAGCTAATGCTAAGTTTCTTGATTCTAAACAAGAAAATCTTGATGCATTTGTAAGACTTCAACAAATAGAAATTGACGGATTACAAATTAATTTACAAATAAAAAAAGAAGAATTAAAGGTTGAGTTACAAGTAGCAGGTTTAACAGAAGAAGATAGAAGAGTAAAATTAGAAGCTTATCTTATTGAAGAAAAGAAATTATTAAACCTAAAAGAACAACTTGAAATATCTGGTAAGTTAGGTCAACAAACAAAAGATATTATTTCAGCTACTATGGGTATTTCTGCTCGTTGGAAAGAAACTTTCTTTGGCAAGTTATTAGATAAAGATGGTGATAGTGTAAAAAATATGAAGGCAATTTCTGCTTCTATTAAAGATACTGTTAATATACAAAACCTTGTTGGCTCTACTTTGATGAAAATTCAAGAAGCTACTGTTCAAGCTTTTTTTGCTTATGATAGTGCCGCTACAAATTTAGCAAAAGTAGCAGGGGCAAACGAACAACTACAAGGTGTTTTAGCAAGCACCGCAAGAGGAGCAACTGCTTATGGTATTTCTTTTGAGCAATCAGGTAGAGCAGTTGTAGGCTTATATTCAAACTTAAATACATTCACTAATCTTAATGCTGGTGCTGCACAACAACTAACTATTTCTGCTGCTAAACTTGATAGATTAGGAATAGCTGGTCAAGAAAGTGCAAAACAAATTGGAACCCTAACACAAATTATGGGAATGTCCGAAGTTCAAGCAGGAAAAACAAGTGAAGAGTTGGCTGGTTTTGCTTTAGCAATTGGTAAATCTCCACAACAAGTAGCACAAGATTTTGCTGGTGCTTCTAATCAATTAGCAGCTTATGGCAACAATATGGTAAATGTATTCAAAGATCTTGAAATACAATCAAAAGCTACTGGTGTTGCTGTAAATGATTTAATCTCAATAGCAGAGAAATTCCAAACATTTGAAGGTGCCGCAACAGCCGCTGGTAAACTTAATGCTGCTCTTGGTGGTGGATTTATTAATGCTATGGAATTATTAGAAGCATCAGCAGAAAACCCAGCAAAAGCAATTGATTTGTTGAGAACAAGATTAGATGATGCTGGTTTAGCTTTTAACCAAATGTCTTTCTACGAACAGAAAATGATTGCTGATGCTGCTGGCTTTAAGACAATTGAAGAAGCAAGTCGTGTTCTTTCTATGTCTAATGCGGAAGCAGAAAAAGCAGCAAGAGCAGATGCTGAAAGAGCAGATGAGCAAAAATTATTAAATGATGCAGTTCAAAGATCAATACCTATTCAAGAAAAATTACAATTATTAATGGCTAATTTTGCTGTAACAATGCAAAAACCAGTTGAAATAATATCTGCCTTTATTACTTCAATAACTTGGCTAATTGATAATATTCCTTTTCTTAGTACCATATTAGGAGTTTTAATTGGATTGTTTGTTACACTAAAGATTATTGGAACTATCGCAACTATGTTTAAAACTGTTGCTGGTGCATTTACAATGTTTAATACTGCTGCTACTGTTACTGCCCCTGCTGCTGGTGCTGCTTCTACTAGTATTACAACTTTAGGAGCAGCAGGCGGCGCAGCAGCACCCGGAATTGCTGCTTTTGGTGGCTCCTTATTCACTGTTCTTGGACCAATTGCTTTAGTTGCCGCAGCTATAGGACTTATGTATGCTGGTATAGGTTATTTAGTTAAGAGCCTTGTAGAATTATTTAAGGTATTAGCAAACACAGATAGTATTGGTGACTCACTTCTTACTCTTGCTTTAGCTATGGGATCTGTAAGTTTGATCTTTACTAATCCAATTGTAATGGTTGGTTTATTAGTATTTAGTACAGCTTTGGCAGGTATAGTTTCTACTCTAAATAAATTAGATAAAGATAAATCTTTTAATTTTGCAGCTATAACTAAAAATATAGCAGAACTAAATGTTAAAACAACTACTGGTCCAAATAATGCTATTAAACAAACTGGTGAATTAATAACCGCTATAAACAGTTTTAGTTTAAGTAAGGACAATACTGCTGGATTAGAGAGAATATTAAAAGCTGCTATGCCCAAACAACAACAAGCTGGTTCAACATATTCTCCAACCATAATAGTTAAGATAGGTGATAAACAATTAAAAAATCTTGTGGTCGAAGTAGTTGAACCTATAATGGGTAATACAGCAACAGCATATGCTGGTTAATAACATATCAACAGTATAGTAGGAGTATGAATGGCTCAAAGTAAGAACGCAGCAGGTCAAATAAGAGAAGTATACCCAGATTTAAAATATCTTAAGGGTATTGATGATTACTTATTGTTTAATATTAAAAGTATTACCTATGGTGTATATTTTAAGTTTCTTCCTTATGATGTTAAAATAACAGAAAGTTTAACACCAGAATGGAATAAAGAAACTGTTATTGGTAGAATGGACCCTATTTCTACTTTTAAAAGAATGGGAAGAACAATGAACGCTACCTTTAAAGTAAAAGCTAGATATGGTAGTAAAGTAGTAGGTAGTGGAGATGATGCTATTCTACCTGTTGATGAACTATTACATGCGATGGACCATTTAAAAAGAGTATTATATCCAAGATACGATAAAAATCAAGTTATGACTTCTCCTCCTCTTTTCCGTATTAAATATGGAAACTTAATACATGCTGGAGTAGATACAATGGGCGGTGAAAGTAATGGTGTTCTTTGTACAATAGATAGTTATTCTGGTAATCCTATTTTTTCTCCAAATTCTATAATGACAAAAACTCAAAAAGGAAGCACTAACTATGGTGGAATAGGTAATAAAAGTGTTGGGTTCTATCCAAATGGTTTTGATATAAACATTGGCTTTACAGTCTTCAATGAAAAATTAGCAAATCAAACTGATAGTGGAAAAGGAATATTGATTGAAAAATATTTCTATGATTATGTTGAGTCAATACACAACACAGAAACAGTAACTTCTAACGTTTTTTTTGATGATGATACTGTTAAACCTGTTGAACCTGTTGAACAAGCAACCCAAGAAAGAATAACAGGAGGACCATAACAAATGGCTACTCGTTATAGTGGAAACCAACCAAGAGATACAAGCATTTTTAACAATGATAGTTTAAGAGAAGTTATAGAAGAACGAGATGTAAAATCTATTAATCATTATAGCATTAATTCATTAAAGTATCCAACGGTTAGTCAAATAAAAAGTTTATCTATTATATCTCATACTTGGAGTTCAAAAGATAAGTATTGGAAATTATCCGAGACTTATTATGGAGATACTAAATATTGGTGGGTTATTGCTTGGTTTAATAAAAAACCAATTGAAGCAACTATACAATATGGAGACACAATTTTGATCCCACAACCATTATCTAATCTTCTTGGAATGTTATAATGGCTTCACAAGAAGATACCAAATTTGATCATCAAGCATTTTTAGCTTCTCACATAGATGATATTAGTCAAAATATAATTAATAACTTTGAGTACATAAGCACAATTGATACTCAAAATAAATCTTTATCCGAGACATTTGCTTTACTTACTGGTAAGACAGAAGAATTTTCTTTTACAAAACTTAAATCACATCAATATTCTGCTCTATTACCAAAAGTAAGATTATTTAGAGTTGACTCTAATGAAAATGGTGATAAAGAATATGAATTTGTTTTTAGAAAAGATACAAGTTATAATGAAAATGTATTAGGACAAAATCTTATTAGGGATAATAGTGCTGGTATTAAAAGCATAAATTGGACCTTAGCAGGAACCAACCCAACAACAGCACAAAAGTCTATTGAATGTTCTGTTGAGTTTTATTTCAGTTCAATCAATGCTTTCTCTGGTGGTGATTATGATAAAATGTTGGAGTTTTGGAATAGTGATCCTAAAAAAGACTTTACTAAATCTGGATTTGATGATGGTTTCACAACAAGAAATTATTGGGCTTTATTATTTCATCCTACATTACCAAAAGAGGGCTATGAAACAACAAAATTTAGAATAAAAGCAGTTATAGGATGGGAAAGCATTGGAAACAATATTAAACAAGAATTATTTATGGGTATGGATAAAATAGAAGATGAATTACAAGACTCAAATTTATCTATGTATCTAAACTTGGTTAGACACGAATTTTCTTTTAACGAAGATGGTTCAATCAAAATTAAAGCAGATTACATTGGATCACTTGAAAATGCTATGTTTAATTATAATTATGATTTGTTTAGAGGATTAAAAAAACAAATAAATGATTTCAATTCAAAACCACTTCAAAATGAGATATATACTGGTGGTGGTGATGAATTTAGTGGTCCTGCTACAGCAACAGAAACAGTTAATTTATCACAACAACAAAAGAAACTCAAGCTTTTAAGTGATTTAAGAAGTGGAGGTTTAAATACAGAAGGATGTAATGATTCCCAACAAATAGCTTTAATAGAAAAATTAAGAAAAGTACCACCAGAGACATATAATGATTATATAACGAAAGAACAAGAAGAATTAACAAGAATAGAAAAAATTTATAAAGAAGCAGAAGTAAAAATAAAGAATACATTTTATGGTTCATTAGTAGCAAGATTATTAGATAAAGAAGAAGGTGCAAAGGTAAAACTCTATCTTATTAGTTTAGACGCTACCCAGATTACTGAATGGATCAATTGGAAAAATAAAGAAGTGGATACTACCACAACCGAACAACCTCCGTCAAAAGTTCCCGATATTAATTTTGGAACAATAGGTTTTAGTGATCCGGTAAGTGATGTACAAAATAAACTTAATAATTTATCAGTGGGTACTACAACTACACCAGAATCAGAAGCAAGTGTAATATCACAAGATATCTATTATACCACAGTTGGAAATTTGTTAGATGCAGCACACTCTATTATCGAAAAAGGGTCTATTAAGGAGGATGTTCCATCTGCGGACGGTGGACCATTAGAACCAAACTTATTAAAAGAATTCAAAAGAAACAAGATTGTTTTTTCTTGCCTAGATAGTGATAGCAAAGTTAATATAGCAAATATTCCAATAGCATTCAATAGTTTATTAGAGTTTTTCTTGGAAAAAATATATAAACCACAAAAAACAGAATACTCATTGTATCAGTTTATAAAAGATGTTATAACTGCTTTGGTAGAACCAGCAATTAATTTAAGAAGTGTAGCAAATTCTGGTATTAACCAATATTCAAATACATCATTAGCAACTAATATAATAACACTTAAGAATAAAATTAAAGATAAAGCACCATTAGATGGTTTTATCGAACAACCAAAGGGCATAGGAAACAGTAATAATAACAATATTGTTTTAGATAAAATAACAAAAAAAAATATAAAACCATATTATCCTTCAAATAGTCAAGAAGGAAATTATTATTTTTATTATTTTATATATGATATTTATCTAAAAGATTTTGGTGGAAAAGGTGATTCAGTAGAAGATGCAAAAAGAGGAATATATCATTATACAATAGGACAAGATTATGGGTTAATTAAATCAATTAACTTTAAGAAAAGCGATCAACCGTACCTTCGTGAGTCAAAATCAATAGGTAAAAAAACAATTTATTTAGGTCAATTTAGAGATATATACCAAGCAAGCGTAAATATGGTAGGAAACAATATTTATACACCCGGAATGATTTTATTATTAAAACCTTCTGTTGAATTTGGAAATGTTATAGGGTCAGTAGACGAGAATTCTAAACCATCTTTTTCTCAAATAACTGGTGTTGGAGGTTATTATAGTGTTATAAAAGCTTCTAATACTATAGATGAGAATGGATTTTCTACATCGTTAGAATGTTTATTTCATTCTAATGCACCAAAAGCAAAAAAAGTAGCAAAAGAAAAAGCTTGTGAACAGGAGTTAGTTGATATTCTGAATGATCCAGAATTTCTTAAACTTCTTGAAGAAGTTAAAGAGGTTGTGAAGGAAGAAGAAGCAAAGATAGCAGCCGTGGAAGCATTTAAGAAACAATTTGCGGCATCGGCAATGAGTGAAATGGATAATATACCCATCGTAGACGAAACCCTTGGTGCGCTCCTTGGCACAGTTAAAGGATTAGCGACAGGAACAGCAGCAGGGGTCGCCACCTATTTTGGAACTAAGAACACAGATACTATTAATATAGAGACATTTGAAAAAGAAGAAAAAGCTGACAAAGAATAACTTATAGGATGAATAAAACTTTATAATGGAACCAAAAGCAAAAAATGATATAAAATCAAATAAGTTATATGAATATAGAAAATTCTATGATAAAGTATTTTTTCCAAAAGGTATAGATAACTTAATAAACTTATGGAACAGATCACAACTTTATGGAAGAGTTAATAAAGAGTTAGAAACAATCATTCTTAATACAAGTAAATTAAAGAATGTTCCAGACACAACAGAAAAACTTTTTATAAATGAAGTTGTAGCATTAGCTTATAAAGAATTTAATGATGAATATAGAAAAGCAGATTTTATAAAGATAATACCAAAGAGCAACTTAAATCCATTAAAAGTAAAGAAAACTATAGTAGAACCAAACAAAGAATATTTACAACATATTGACTCTATTTTAAATGTTGTTATTGATAATAATCAAAATATATTTAAAAATCAAACAAATTCATTAGAAGAATTTATTAATAATCTTTGTTCTTTTATTGTCTTTGTAAAACCAATCTTAACAAAGACAAAGTTTATAAATTCAAATTTAACTTCTGTTGCGTCAACTGGTCTTTCATTAGAATTCTCTACATTAGAACACGGAAATGATATTCCAAAAGCAAGCAAATTTATAAACGATCAAAACTTTACATTCTTTACAAACACAGCAGAAAAATATTCATTCTACATAGATAAAAATGCTCCTTGGAGAATAATCTTTAATGTGAATACTGCTTACGCAAGTTTAAAATTTAATCAGTTAGGTTATACTAGTTTGGAAGATTTCTTCGATAAGTCTTACACAAAAACTTATCTAGAAGATTACTCTACTATTAGAGATATTATTAAACAAAAATATGCTTCTTTATATGAATCAAAACCAAAAACTCAAATTTATTCTTATTCTCACGAACAACAAAAAGTTGAGTTAGATACTCTATATAA